TAAAGGAATACCAATCTGCCTGAGTTCGTAAATAAGCGGCGCACCGGCTGCTTTCTTTTCAATAATTAACGAATCAGGGTTCCATTCCTTGTACAGCTCATAGGCTTTTTTCTTTAGTTCCGGAAACTCCATGCGGGCTTTAAACGCATCTAACAGGATAATGTTGACAACATCCGTGCCGGTATCATCAGGAAGATGAAAGACACCCCAAGTTGTGCAGGCTGAATAATCGGCCCGACTGTTCTTTTCAAAGGCGGTATCCCAGCTTTGGATCAGGTATTCACAGGCAGGAGGATGGTCTTTATGCCAGATCTTCCACATTTCGCGCTTGATGATTGCGCCTTCTTCGGAGGTTGGATTCTGCTGATACTGGGCTTCCCACTTACCAACTGGAATTTCAGCCTTGATGGCTTCGAGTTCTTTCTTAGACCAGAACTCTTCCCAGAGCGGGTTGCCAGAAGGTAAAAGGGCTGGAAACTCAATGACTTCCCACTCATCTCCTTCTCTTTTAATGGAGTTCTGCAGGATCTGTCCGGTCAGGTCTCTTTTGGACCAGCGGGTCATCACAATAATGATAGATCCGCCCGGCTGCAAACGCTGACGAGGACCGGAGGAATACCATTCATACACCCGGTCATAGACCTCTGGATTGCCTTGCATGGCTTCTTGTTCGGAATGCGGGTCATCAATAATCAGGATGTCCGCGCCTTTACCTGTTACAGCTCCTCCTACACCGATAGCAAAGTAGTCGCCGCCTTTACTGGTATTCCAGCGACCAGCAGCCTTCGAATCACTTGAAAGCTTGGTCTTAAAGACTTCTTGATAATCAGGACTGTTTACAAGGTTTCGAACCTTACGACCAAAACCGGTAGCCAGCTCTGCGGTGTGGGCAGTTTGGATGATCTTCTTTTCAGGATACTTACCCAAGAACCAAGCTGGAAACAGATAAGAGGCAAACTCCGACTTTGTATGGCGCGGAGGCATGTTGATGATTAGCCTTTTCAATTCTCCGTTAGCAACGCGTTCAAAGGCATCAGCCATGATCTTATGATGCCGTCCAGCAATGAAGGCAGACCACATGTTGGTGACAAAGGGCATAAAGCCATCTCTGCACCGTTCTACTTTATCCGCTCGCAATAGCTGATGGATCTTTGCTATTTCAGGCGAGTTGGCAGGCAAAACATCTAGAAGCTTTAAATACCGCTTTACCTCATCGGAGGTCAGTAAGCTCATAGCTTCTCGATATGCTGAACCGACTTATCCACTAAAGTCATTGACCGAATAAGATGGGGGCGGATGTCCAGCAATCCTTCTTTGCGCAGCTCATGCACAAGCCGGTGGATGTTGGATTTACTTTTCAAACTCAACCCTTGCGCAATGTCAGCATAGGAAGGCGAGAACCCTTTGATCTTTATATACGTCTGGACAAAGTCCAAGACTAACTTCTGTTTAGGTGTCATTGTCTACTCAAGGAAAAAACACTGGAGTCTTCGGTCCTACATAAGCCCCAGCCACATTAAATTCAAAGAACTCAATCGCTTCTTCTTCTGTCATCTCTTCTGACAGCTTCTCTATCACCTTGTCGCTGCTGTACAACACCACCAGCTCATCATCCCTAAAGCTCATCCCAATGATGCACTCATCAAAACCATCAGCAAACAAAAACTCCGGATCCATCATCGACAAAAGTTTTTTCAAAATATATATACCCCCGGGGTGAACAAAACAGAAACGTTCTGGGGGGTATTCTCCATGACTGCTTAAATGAAGTCAAGCCAGAAATCATGTGGGGGTGGGGTACTGCGTACCCATACGAAGCAAGCTTCTTCTGTGCGAACGTTCGTGTTGAGGATTGGATAGTGATAGGATGTGTGGAATGCACTGTATATGTATACAGGAGTGACGCGCCTGTTCTAGGGGGTGCGGGAGTGGTGGGGTTGGGCTGTGGGCGTATCGCAAAGGGTGGGGCTGTCGCATGGCGGATCGATTGGATTGGATACGATAGGTCAGATCGATTGTGATTGGATAGTCAATAGGGATTAGCTAATGACCATATCCGGATACAAAAGACCTGACCAGTTCTACAGAAAGGGTTTAAACGGTCAGTGTTTGGTAGCACCATCGAGCAACGCCAGATGCGTCTCGAGTTCCCGTTTCAGTTGGTCAGTGCTGACCTCTTCAACCTTGGTCTCTACCTTATCGGTGAACATGCCAACAGCCCTGCCGATTAGCTCCAGTGCTTTGAGCTTAGAACCTTCGGACTTCATCTCTTTGGCATGGTTCAGCAACTCTGTCATCACGTGCCGTCTGGTAGCTACAGCGTCAGAGACGAGGTTTTCTTCACGCTTGTCCAAGGATGACTGGAGCAGGACACTAACCTTTGGATCGTTCATTAGACGATTCGCTGACGTTGCAATCGTGGACTCGTTTGCTGTCAGGCAGTTGTAGGCTTTTCTGTAACTCTCTCTGGGAGAAAGCCCTTGAACTATCAGGGATGCAAATAGTCTTTGTTTAGCTGTTATACGTCCCCTTGTGTCTAGCTTGACACCGTATAGCTTTCCATCCTTTGTACGTCTCTCTGAGATCGATTCAACCGCTGTTCGCAGTTGCTCACTGTCTAGGACGGGCGCGGCAATTTTGAAAGCGTGTTCGCTTGTCCCAGTGCTATCACTTAGCAACCCGTCCAGATCATCATCTACCTGTGGTTTTTGGTTCATTTTCCATTCCCTTGCGTATCTGTCTCACGCCCTGAGACACCTGCCTGCGATGATCACTGTTTAAACGTACAGTGTCAACCCCAGTTCGCGAACTGTTCGCAAGTTATCCACAGAATGTTGCAAGTTATCCACATATCCACAAGTTATCCACAGACTGACGGGCTAAACATTCATTAGAGTTTTTATCGCAGTGGTCAAGGGGTAGGTATCAACTTCAAAACAAATCGCTCTGAGGGTGTTTAAACGTCTTGCCTTCCGTTTTGCAAAACCCTGTCTTCCAAAATTACGAATTGACCTACGGGCGTGACCATGCATCAGGCACTAAGCATTCATTAGAGTTTTTAGCGAGGGTGTCAAGGGGGTAATGTGTCTTTCCAAACAAACGCCGTATAGCTCGTTTAAACAAGCCGCCTTCTGTTTTGCGAAACCCTCCCTTCCAAACTTAAAAAGGGGTGCAATAGCAACAAAACACCGAAAGCGTTTGCATTGTTTAAACACTTGCGAATAAACTGGAGGCTCAGTACAGCAAGGGTTCTAGGCAAAACATCCAACAGCCGCCCGACTCGCCAGATGCAGGTTCTAGGTCACCATCCAAGACCGCCTACATCACCGCCAGATCCCGAGGCGCAGACTCAATCGGGAGGGGTTCTAAAACGTTGCCCCCTTAATAAAAGTGCTGATGGCTAACCAAGAGAACAGCTACTAACTCAGAGTCAAGCCGCGAGGCTTTGCTCTGAATGATGACCGAGTTATCCAGATAGTTCCGGTGTGTAAGCGAGGGTGCAAGCCTTAAGCGATGAACACTATAAGACTGTGCTAGCGGAGACAGAGCGAGGGAGAATGGCGGAGCGGCTAACAAGAGCGCAGACGTTGAACGGAGGTCATCGAGAGTAACCCGTCAGCATCTTATGGGTGCTGACTGATTTACTTTCACTGGAGAACATCATGAAATATCAATACATCACAAAGCAAGCAATCAAGCCCGAGTCGAGTTGGTCAAATGCAGACCTTGCCTTGTTTCACTACTCCAACCCCAACGGGCTGATGGCTGAAAAGGATGCACTGAACAAACAGATCAGCGAACTAGTTGATCAGGGCAAGTGCAAGGAATTTGCAGTCATTGCATACGGTTCGCTCAACACCTTATTGCCTGATCGCCTTTATGGGTTGGTCAACAAAAAAAGAGTCAGTACCAGTGATGTCTGCTACACACTGACGGCACTAAAGCAAAGTGTCATAAAGGCGCGGGAGTTTATCGCCGAAGTCAACGCAACCTGAGAGTCAACCGACAACGTTTTATGAGAGCGTTGTCTGATTTACTTTCAACCCAACGGAGATACACCATGATCCCCCATCGCCATGCAATATCAAACAAAGACCTTGCCGCCCTGATCAAACGCACCCCTCTCAAGCTCAAGGGTTGCATCCAGAGTCAAGAGCAGTACTTCAACCTTGAAAAGCAAGACTTCATCCTGTGCTTGCTTGAAAACCCAGATGACACTCACTGGGAAGTGCAGGTTGACCGCGCCATCTGGGTACACGCTATTACTAACTAATCGGAGATACACCATGACCTACCAAGAACACTACGCAGTTTTCAAAGTCAAGCACTGGGGCAAGCCTGACAACCAACTGGACTGGGCGTTGAGAGATTGCTACGCCACACTGAGCCA